TTATCCTAAATCCGTTCCCTTTACTTGCCCTTTATCTACAGACTGCTCAAGTTCTGTTTTCAAATCTATGTTTAAAATTATCTCATTTAAATCTATGAATAATATACTAAAAAGCATAAAATGCCCTTTTAGGTGTTCATAATCCTTATACTCTTCAACTTTAGGTAAAGTATAAACATTTTCCTTACTATTATAATTAATAAGACTTTTTAATATTTGTAGGGTCTGTTTTAATTGGAAAATTATTTGTAATTCTTTTTCTTCGAAGTACTTTAAGTCTTTAGTTATTTCTTTAATCAGATCATCTATATCATCAATTATATAATATATATTTCTTTTGTAATTTAATGATTTTACAAAATTCTTTATGTAATCTTCAATGAATTTAATTGTTTTAAACTCGCCTGTTCGCTTTTGCTTAGATGAATAGTTATCATAATATAATTCTTTTCTTTTTTTTATTAAATCCAATAAAAATTCTCTGCGCTTTATACAATAGAAATCACATATAAAATTATGTAAAATATTGAAGCTATCCAAATTCATTTTAAGTAATGTTTTAACTCTTAAAATCGTTTCCTCCCTTTCTCTATTTTGTCTATCAATTTCAAGATTTCTAGCATTATCTCCGGAAATTTTAGCACCTAGATATGCACCACCAAATGTGGTGAATAGTCCTACAATCGATGTTACAATTTTAATAAATTCTTTCTTATCTTCAAAATTATATATAATAAATATCATTATAGAAGATCCTATAATCCCACTAAAAACACCTAACAAAACATAAAGTAGACACTCAGTTTTTTTATTAAATTTCATAAGTAAATAACCTCATTATAAATATTTAATGTAATTATACATTATTACTTCCAAATAAAAAACGCCACTCGTAAGTGACGTTTAAAAATTATATTTAACTCGCTCGCATGCAGACATATTAAATTTAAATTCAATCAAAAAAACTATTTAATTTTTAAAATAGCCATTCGCAAGCCATTTTCACTCAAATGGTCTTTAATCTCTATAAAACCAAAATCTTTATAAAAATCTCTTAATCTTTCTACATCTTCATACTCTACCCAAACATACGAACCAGCACTAATTTTTTGTACTTCATCAATCATTTCATATGCTAAAGTCAATAAATCTTTACCAGTAACAGCTTTTGTTTTCAAAGCATTCTCAGAGTAATTTTTACCAATTTGCGCTATCAAGAAACCTTGAATTAGTAAGTTTTCACTATTTCTCATTCTTTCACCTTTTTGGTTTAATCGACTTCTTAAATTATTAGAACATTTGCCTAACATTCTTTTAGTAAAAAGCAAAGGTTTGTTTGTTATAGTAAAGTAACCTACTAGAATTGGTTTATCTTGAAAAGTAGATATTACTAAATGAGTTCTTGAAAGACTTTGTTTATCAAAATTTATCGCTTTTGTTTTAAGGAAGTTTTCAACGTCTTGTGCAGCATTATTACCAGTCACCGAGATAGTCTCAAAAGTATTCAAAAATTCTTGTAATTGCTTTTCTTTTTCCTTTATTTCTTCTTTATTTCCAGTAAGAATTTCAGATAAAGATAGAATTTTTAGGGACACTTTTTATTAAAAACCTTCCAAAATAGAGTTTATCTCTTTTTCATTTTTGACTTTAGTTGCTTTAACTTGCGTTTTATTAACTTTTCCTTTATCATCACTACGATCCATTGCGTCAAGAAGTTTCTGAGTTGATTTTTTACTAAATTTGTAATCAGTAGTAATACTTATAGTAGCCATACTTCTCACATCTTCCCTTATATAGATATAAATTTTTATTTCTCCTAATATTACATGTTCATTTCTAATCTACAACTATTGTAATCATATTTGACTTAAAGTTCAATATTTTTACTAAACTGTAAAAATTAAGTTAATATATTTTTAGGATTTAAATCCCCTTGATACTCATTGATTGCTTCGTTTTTAGCTTCCGTTTCACTATTAAAAATTTTTTGTCCCAAGCTCATATCCCTTTTTTTATGGGATATTTTTTGTAAAGAAAGATTATTATTAACTATTTTATCAATTAGCTCGTTATAATTAACAAAATATTCATCTTCCATTAGTACTAATTCAAAAGAAGGTTTTTTATCTTTTTTAGTAATTATTTCATTCAATGCTAATTTTAATATCAAAGTTTTATCATTCTCTTCTTTATAAGCTACGTAATAATTTGCTAAATGGTTAATACTATAATAATCTATAGAATTATTACATAGGCTAAAATTATATTTAATTTCTTCATAAGTCATAGTTCATACCTCCAGCATTTTATTTAATATATACCCTATTATTGTATAAATAATTGAGATATTATAAATTTAACCATTTACTAGAGAGAGTGAGATAATATGTTGTTTTTAGGAATATTTAACCAAAATGGCTATATGCATAAACATGGAGCAGATTTATTAGATAATATAAAGAATGATGTTGAAACAGTTAAAAGTAGTTTATCTTTGAAAGAAAAAAGTTCATCTCAATAATAAAATTAAATTTTAAAATGCTTACTAACATGTTACCAATTGGAAATGTTGCTTTATATAACTCGTGTAGTCCCAATTTAGGACTGCACTCGTTATTTTTATATTAGAAATATGCTTATGTATCGAAGCGGTTATTGTATTCACTTACCTAACACTGCATGCTGTGACACATGGGATAACGTTTTGTTCCCTCATTATTTAGATCAACTAACAAAGGGCGTCGTGTTTCCCTACTTCCTTTATCTAATTACTCATGTAGCTACTGTCACAAACCTTTACGTTAGCTCATGTGCTAAAATACTTCGAAATTGTATTTCTCACTACGCAAATATATAAGTTAGACAAGCCACATTGGGCTTTTCAGAACTTATAGAACGGATATAGTCGTTTTCTAATTTACCGTTGTGATATATCTACTAGTGCCGAAATGTCGTCTGTATTCGTCTTAATTTAGAGAACGAATATTTTCGTTTTCTAATGCACTAACTTAGTGCGTCAGCCTTTATATTATTAATACGCTCATATTTGAGCCGGTTAAATATATATAGCTATTCAGTTCTATTACTGAACCCACATTTGAGCTGTGTATAAACCAACATCCTCACATTTGAGGGTATTAAGCTAAGTAGCTAATATGTCCACTTACGGACACATTTAACGAAGCCACATTGGGCTCGGTTATATACAAAAGGGTACCCCTAATTTGGGGTATCCTTTTTGTCATATTAAACCACTTCCCTATTTTAAGGCACAGGGTACAAGCGTACTTTTAAGTCCGTTTGTTATTGAATGAGATGCAAAGTTTTGACAGGTTATAAATAAAAAAACTGCACCCAACGGGTACAGTCATTTTAAAGAATACTCGCTTTTGAGTAGTAACTTTTATTAGATACATTCATCATCTTATAAAAACCTCTAAATATAAAAAGAATATTACTCAACTATTTCCCTTTCCTTTTACTTTTTTTAGAGACTTAAAGACTAGAACTAAAATTATGAATATTAAAGAAACAGTAAAAACTGAAATCATTTAAATCCCTAGCACGTAAATGGTTACTAACTAATTTTATTTAAATACATAGAAAAAAGCCACCTCTTAGGGTAGTTTATCTAATAATCGGCTAAATATCTGTCGAACACGTTCGCCTGTTACCATGAGCATTTCGCCTATCTTCTCATACGACCAACCATGAGCGAGTAAATCGAAAACAACGAACTCTTTATCTGTACCAATATTTTCAATTACTGACGATAATTCATTAAAAAATATATGTTCTTCAAAATTATCGCTCGTTTCTATCGATGTTGTAGGTTGATCTAGTGAAAAGAAATTATTTATATTCTCTTGGTGCATTGGAGGTTCTTCTTCCGGTGGTTCATAGTTCATTATGAAGGCTCTAACGCTTTTCTTGTCATATATCATAGATATGTATTTCTTTCAGCAACACGACGTAATATTACTTCTCTAGCATGCTTAATTGTGTACTCTGTTACCCCTAAAACATCTGCGATAATGTCATAAGGTTGCTTATCCCACCATAGTATCTTAATTAATTGCTGCTCTTGTAGTGTCGCATTGTTATATACTTCAGTAATCCCTTTTACGATACTTTTAACTCTATTATATCTCTGTTCAGTCATTTGACTAGCTTTTGTTTTGTACTCATCAACTAATGTTTGATAGTTTTCCATATATCCACTCAGTATTTTGTAATCGAAACTCTTTAAAGCTCTCATATAACTAACTCCTCTCTTTGCGTTTGTAATGTAGTTCTTACTTTTTCTACTTCTTCATCAAAATACTTTCTTTGTTCTTTCAAATGGTCTCTCTGACGGATTAGACGAGCTTTATACGTGGCTTTATATAAATCTTCACATAACTTCTGAATGCTCCTATAAGGCTTATAAACGCCATTTGTACGCATGTAGTGCATTATCTCTTGTTGCTCATGATATGGATAAGTGCTGACAATACTTTTAAGTAAATTCATACGTTCCAATGATTGATTTTTATAACGTTCTAACTTTTCTTTTTTCTCAACAATCCATATAACTAACTTATCTAATGGATAACTGGTGAAAACTACCCCCATTGCTTCATCACAGGTCATATGTGAGATGTTCAGATGATACATAGCATTTATTTGTTCTTCGAGTGCTTGGCATTTTCTGTTTATAAATTGAGGATTGTATTTAACCAACAACTCATATTCTGAAATTCTTTCTTCTCTTTCATAACTGAAAATATCTTTATTTTTCTTCAGCAACAGTTCTGCACTCCTTTAAACTTTATCTCTTTTATTTTCTGATTGGCTTTGTACTTTTGTTTAGTCGTTATCTGAAATTCCGAATTGGTCATAAACAGATTGTTTCTTAGGCGTCTCATTCTTAGGATCTAATATCTTTAGTCTGGATTCTACTGTTAAACCTAATTTAGAGGAAATACTATTCAATTGTGCCAGTGCATCGCGTTTAATAGCATGGTTTTGATTTAATTTAGTGCCTCTTTCAGTAACAATTACTGCACCTTCTTGTTTCATACGTTCAGTGGCTTGAATATAATCCGAATAGGCTTGGCAATATGCGGACACCAATGCTAAATCTAAACTGGCAATTGGTAACTCTTTTAGTAATGGATATATTCTAAACCATTCTTGTTTTGCTCTATCATCTAACCACTCTGGAGGTTCTGCGTTTAAAGGAGTAAGCTGTTTCATTGCTTCTTCCGTTGCTTTCTTATTTTCTTGTTGTTCGACTGTTAAATTACCTTTTTGTTGAGATAATAATTTTCTTGGTGGCATTTTCGTTTCTCCTTTCTAAGTCATTTAATGTAAAGTGAAAAGTCTTTACGAATATTTAAGATTTCATTTAGAAATTTATTGAAAGTTAAGTGCGGCTCGTTTAATCGTTAAATAAATAAAGTATGGGGGTTATCGAAGCCCTGCCAAAAATATTTTTGAAATTTATTTTTTGAATCTCAATCTGAAATTTTTTACACTACCGATAAAATTAATCTATCCGTTAAAATTTCCACCACTACTTTAATTATCTACTGGGTAAAATTAATTTACTTTCAATCTAAACTTAGTTACTTTTTCACTCTTTTCATACAACGTATTCTAAGCTCATTTAAGCTACATTTAAGATTGTTGAGTACCAAACATCTAAATAATAAATGTATGCTCTGTATAGCTCTCTAAATGGCTACAAATGGCATTGTATAATGCAAAGTATTCATGCTTAGTTATAACGTTTTGCATCTCCTAATTGCTTCTAACATTGTTCTTGCTTATCACTTTACGAACAACAATTATTATTTATATTTTTAAATCTCATTTTGATTTTTGAATTTAATTTTTATTTTTAAATCAGAAATATTATTTCGAAAATAATTCTTTAAAACTTTTTTGTAATTCAAATTTGAAATTACTTTTTACATTTACTTTCTTTTCTTGATGAACTTCTTAACTGAATTGATTCAACAAATGAAATCATTTATCTTCTGAACTCAATCAACAATTGAACTTCAACAAATGAATTAACTTAAACAATTTATTTAATTGGATTAATCATTCTTAATTAGAAATCAAATATCAATTATAATTCATTTCTTCTTTTTGAATGTTGAAGAAGAATCACAATGAAACTTCTGTGTGAACTATCTCATTAGTTGGATCTAATCCTCATACTAAAAGTAGTGACCTTATAAACTGTGTGCTTAATACCCCGACCTTTAATGTAGGTAGCTTAATCACTGCGTACTTTATTGTGCAGTCCTCTAAACTATCCACCTTAATAAGCAGTGTGCTTTAATACACAGTGTCTTTAATGCTTGGGCACTTTATAACAGATGGCGCTTTATTATCTATGCTCATTGTTTGCCTGCGCCTTTAATACTTGGGTCTCATAACTGCATGTGCTTTTATATACTATGTTGAAGTATCTGCTACACTTTGAAGGCGTACCACATATATCATTGTGATTACTTTCACATATATACTTTAAGAAAAGACCACCACCAATTAATAGTGATGGCCTAAACCAACGTGCAAAAGAATCAAGAACAAATGAAAAATAATAAGGGGTAAATGCCCAATGGCCAATTTAGACTTTAATACTGAGCGCTCAACATTAAAGATTTAGTATATCTTTAATATCTATATTATACCATGAGCGCCGTCATAATACCAGTTTGCATTACCTAGTATTAATAGAAATTGCTTTTATTTTACCAATCTTTTCAATGAGCTTATTCATCGATGTAACTTCATCTGTATAGATTTGTACACTCTTAACTTTGTTCTGCTGCACTAACTTTATAAATTCTTGCATAATTGGTTTGTCATCCACTTCTATAGACAGTCCATACAGTCCTTTATTAACTACCACTGTTAAATTGCCACGATGTATCGATGCTAAGATATTACTATCCTTATTGTTGTCTAACATCACACATAGATTGTCATTGTCTTTTAATGCTTGAAATACATTGTTATCTAACTCATATGTTTTAAATGTCTGATAGTTAGGATCTACTGTTTGGGTCGTTCCCATTTCTACAGGTTTATCAGTCGTAAGTGCTTGTACTGTAATTCGATTCTTTTGCTTATTATATTTAACGTTATTATCTGATTGTTTGATCGTTGTTAGCATACATTCACATCCTTACCATTGTTTCTTGCCATAATGATATTTTTGGAACTCATCACGAGAAACGGCATCTAATGCTTGTTCGACTCTCCATGCATAACCACGTGGCGTTGTTTGTTCATTGTATTTATCACCATCACCTAAATTAATTTCGTGGGCTAACATTTGGCCTTTATATCGGTTGTGAATGTTACCAGGATTGTTCTTCTCTTGCTTAACATAACGTTCACGAGATATACGACGACCAGCCTCATTTTTATTCTCAATCATTTTTCGATAAATGGTTGCAACTTCTTGAAGTTTGTTTTTCATCTCTTTTCGATACTGTTCATGTGTTTTTTCGATGTCTTTCATTTCACTATCATATGCATCGTAGAATGATGTAAATTCATCATCTGTGATACTGTAATCCGATGTTTTAAGTTGTTCATCTAATTTCAATAACTCTTGTTCTAAATCAGCTTGTTGACGCTTTAATTTTGTTGCTTCTGCAAATTCATCATTATTTTGGTAATGTGTAATTTTACCATTAATCTGTTTAATACGCTTTGTTATCTGATGGTACTTCTGTTTAACCTCTTTTGCCTTAACACCCTTATCATAGATTTGATTATCAAAGATATTGATTGTCTTGTCTTGTACTGTTTTTACCATAATTAAATGCCTTCTTTCGTTTTTGGTTTATTATGCGCTTTATTTCACTAAAGTCTTTCTTTTTCCTAGCATATCGCCTTACCAGTGAATCTATATACCTAACAGATACATTGTTCACATGGGTAGGTAAACGTGCTAGAATTTGATGTGCTATACGTCTGTGATTCATGGAAACACTCCCTTAACTTATTTTCTGTGTATTACCTTTAATATGGTGTGTCGGCATAACATAGTGACTATTTCTATCAATTTCTAACATACGTTTACCATCTCTGTATTTCTGCCAATATTTAGCATCTGCAGTGAGTTTATTAATTTCATCTAGTAAATAATAAATCGCTAAATGATCACCACGTAAATATATTGTCATATGCCCTACACTGTTATAGTTGAGTTTCAAATTGTACCCTCTTAACCACAAGAAAATTGATTCAGTATTTAACCTTGATTGCAGTGTTGCCTGTCCTAAACTCGGCAAACACCAATCACATGTTATAAAGTCTATTTCTAAATAGTGATACTTGCCCTGTGTTTTATAAATGTGACAAATGGGTTTGTTGTTAGCCTTTAACTGATTGATATCCATATGATTTAGTCTTTGTTTATTTAGTGCGAATGTTTGAGTAGGTCTTTTGTTTATCATATTCATCATCCTTTATTCCTTTTAATGTATGTTAGATAATTCTTCACTCTTGCCATTACTAATTCAAAATTGCCTTGTGTTATTAATTTATAACTTGTCCGTTGATTTGTATTAGGCACATAACTTTCACGCCATGCCACCCATCTATTGTTTATATACTCAACGTAAACAGTTGATACCTTACTTATTGAACAAAAATAAATTTCTTCTGAAATACCTACTATTAGACCAATGCGTTCAGCTTGTTCATCTAAATTGTATTCTTCATTAACGGCTTGCACTTCTAACTGTCGCCTCCCATTGTCTTTCAGTTATCACATCGCCATTTTTATTATCACCAATTAATATGCGTAATGGCTCAATATCTACGTTACATTGACTTGCGTAACTTACTGCTTTATATAAATCGTTATTTCTATATTCACTTTGACCGTCTATAATACGTTGGTATGCACGTTTACCTTCCCCACCTTTGCCACCTCTCACATGAGCAAAACTCTGATTAGGTAACATGGTTTTGATTGAATATGGCTCTAACGTTTGTTGTATATAATTACCTTGTTTGGAAAAAATTCTATTTTCAAATTCACCTTGATACATCTTTGTTTTGATGCCATTATGTTTGTACTTTCCTTTATCCGTTCGACTACCTGCAAGCACAAAGTAACTGTTATTGTGTGCTTTAATATCTACTCCAGGTAAATATCCGATTTTCTGACCATAATTAATACCATTACGTTTATAAAAAATGATATGTTTCCCACCACTTGCTGTGGTTTGTACTAATGTATCCTGTGCATTAGATACAATTTCATCATAGTAAGGTATGTCTTTGATACTTTCAAAACCATTTTCACCGTCTGCATGGTTTATATCTATATCGATACACCATACGTTACGAGTAAGAACGCCTAACATATTTGTCTGATGATATTTGTAAGAATGATATTCAATAAATTCATTGGTTACATCTTTATCTGCAAATGATACTGTTGGTGTTTTATATTTATTAAGTGGTATCACTTCAATATTCTTTTTTAATAATTGTTTCGCTACATGATAACCTGTCATTGAATATCACTCCTTTTTAAACCTAACCCTTATAACCTATATTTTGCCTATAAGAGCCACTTTAAATTTAACTATCAATGCAACTATAAGAAATATGAGTTATAAGGGTTAGACCTTGATGTTTCACAGTTTTAAGGGTTATTATAAGAGTTAGTGAAGGTTATACTAACCCTTATCTAGTAAATCTAAAGCCATATTAAAGAGTTCCGAGTTTTCTATCTCATGTACTTTCATATTTATACCATCAATCCATTTTTGGTTATTAATACCAACGCCAATCTTTTTCATGTCAATTTTTGCTTTGTTATAACGTAAACTTTTATAATCTTCTTCTATCAATCTTTGCAATGTCTCATCACCTGAAAGAATAAAGCCTTGCTTAGATAATACTTTCAACATAACAACTTGTGTCTCAGTCAATTCTTCTTCACTGAAATAATGTTTCAATGTCACATCTTTAAATCTAAATTCTCTACCGATTTCTTTAAGATATTCTAAACTTGTGATTAAAAACGAGACTGATGCTATTTCTGAATCTTCATCATTTGGCTGTACGAAATTCCAATAAGGCTCAAAAATCTTGTATCTTTCATCGTCAGTTTCTCCATGTGGTCTATCTTTGAAAGCTATTTTTATTGTTCTAGTTGTATTGGCTGTAATTTCTCCAGTATCAACGCTTTCATTTGTATCAAGTATCAAAACGGATTTATTTTTAAATGTGAATGCGTTTCGACCAATACCACGACCAGAAATTGTTTCACCAGTTGCTATTTTTCTTAGTATTCTCATCATGGGTTTAGTGATTTCGCCTGTTTCATTAGCATGTGCAATATCTGCGCCATAAAAGTTCATCCATTCGTTAGCTGCTTCAAAACCACCTGAAACGAGTCCATCAAAGTTCACTTTGTTAACGTGTAATAGTTTATTAAATGTAGTTATAAATAAACCTTTACCAGAACGCCCGAAATCTTTAAATAAGAACCACTTTTCGGCTTGAATGAGTTTCATTTTTCGATACATTGTATAAGCATGTACCAGTTTTAAATTATGTTTACTTTTCTCATTATCAGTAACCAAATCATAAAAATCATTTGGCGTTTTAAAATCTAAATCATTGTAATTTACGTCATACTTAATAGCGTATAACCCATTATCTTGTGGCTTATCTTTTGTAAGTTTTAATTTCTTGCAGTTATATATGAAATCATTACCAGCAACACTATACGGATAAATTTTGTAATTATGATCTAAATTTAGATGTTCACGATATAACTCGAGCATAATATCCAAAAAGTCATCTATTTGGTTTTTAGGTTCAACGGGATAACTCAATTTAAAATTAGTATCTTCAATCACTTCATATTGATTGTTTTTTACGATAAGAAAACTATCCAATTGTTCTGAATAGATGACCTTATCAGAAATTAAATCTGCAATAAAACGAGCATAATTATTAAAACTATCTGATTTAAAATGTGCTTCTTTTTCATCTTGATCGTTGGTTTTAACAAAAATAGTTCCATATACAAGCCCAATTTCTTTAGGTTTTATGGTATAATTTAAGGTAAGATTATTAATGTAATCACCTGCAAAATCATCTTTTTTACGGTGATATACGTTCCCTTTATTATCAAACACTTGTTTATCAGTAGAGATAGAAGCGAAATTAATTCGCTTACTTATCTCCTTAATTCTTGATAAATTTGCCGTGTTGATATAATCTAAATTTGAATGAAATTCAAAATGCTTTTTATATAAACTCACTTCGTCCATGTAATCAACCTTTCATATGTGTTAGTATTTTAGTGGGTATTTTATTAAATACTTTTTATCTATGCGTTATCTGATTCCTCGCCAAAGTTCTCAGATGACGCTTTTTCTATTTCACGGATTTTTATCATAATGTCATCAAAATCTCTCATATACATAAGCATTAAATCAATAACTTGTGTGTTTTTGATACGATGCTCGTGATATTTCCAGCCATGCGTATATATTTCTTTTTTAGTTAACATATGATTAGGTTCATGTGTGAAATACTCATCATCAAACCATACAAAAGATGTTACGACATCATTAATTTTTTCTTGTACTACTTCTAAATCATCAAATAAATTTCTTAATTCCCAATCCATTATTGCTTAACTCCTTAACTAATTTTTTGTTTATTATAGATTTCTTTAGCTTCAATTAAACTTTCTAATGTACGCTTGCAGTAGTCTATTTTCTCCAAATCTTCACGACTGAAGAAACTTAACTGACTTTGACTTTCAAATATAATTTCTTCTTCATTTTTAATAATCCAGTTGATAGCATGCATGATATTTTGTTTATTCACATCTAATTTAGCAGCCATTGAATCACTCCACTTCAATATTTCCAACAATATAATCCAACGCCCATTCTAAAATACCAATTACATGCCCTTCACGATCTGTCGTGTGTTCATGTTCACCTGTGCTATCTGTTACGGTATAGTAGTAAATTTCTTTGTCTTCATTCATAACATCGCTTAATGTCATTGTTACTTCGTCAAGAATATAAAACGCCTCATCTTCAAAATCTAATTCAACAAGAATATTAAATAACTCTTTATGAATTAGTTTTAAAATATGTTCGTAAAATGCTGTATCGTCATAGCGATAATCTGTAATAGAATGAAATCTATCTTTCGCTGATAAAAATACGTCTTTATCTTTTTCATATAATACTTTCTCTAATACTTTTACTACTTTTGATAATTGATATTTTTGTTTAATTTCCATTTCCTACACGCTCGCTTTCTTCTTTTTTCTTTTCTTTTAGTTCTACAATTCGATTTAATTCCAATTCCATACATGCAATAGAAATATCAGGACTTACTTCAGAAAAATGTTTCTTAAATACATCAGGCGCAATATTTAAAAGAAGTTTCCCTTCAACATCTTTCACATTGAACCAACCTACTACACTTTTTGTAATTACTACTTGTTGCTGCATTCTTATCCCTCCTACTTTGTGCTAAGTAATTTCTTAACATTAATCTGTTTTAAATCATTATTGTGTATATCCATGTGTGATGTGATTTTCTCCATAAATTCATCTACATCAGATTTTTTAAATCGGTATGTGCTTCCTACCATGTAATATTTCATACCGTTATTAATAAGTAGCTCCTCAATCGTTGGTTTACTTAAATTTAGGTATTCAGCTAACTCTTTATATGTCATAAAGAACTTTTCTCTTGCTAATTCATCTACACGTTGATTAATCGCCTGTTCTAATAACTCACGTGCTTCATCTTCATCAATATTAATGTTGAACATTGTTTAAGCCTCCTTATGCCATTTGTTGCTTGTCATTGTATTTGTCGTAAATGTGCTTTTTCACAGATAAAGGAAGATTATATTTATCAACAAACACCATAAACTCTACTGTGTCATTTAATACCTGTTGTCTTAACTCCAGCATTTCCTGTGTCATATCTTGCTTTTTAATCATCTTAGGAAAACCGAACACATTTGAAACTGCTTTATTACTAATTGCTTGAGCTTTGCAATAGTCTTTTTTAGAAATAACTTCAATACCATTTTTCAAATTATCCATAGCTTCTTTTTGTTTTTCTTTGTCTAGCATGCGAAAGGCTTCGTATCCTTTAAGCCCTGTTGATTGGCGTAATTCAACCAGCACGTCACAAATCCAATCTTGGAAATCTACAGCTTCAGGTTTGTTCGAACGCATCACAAGTCGGTAAATACCTTTTTCGTTAATAACTGTGTAATTTTGGAATTTTCTTGATTTCTTTTTATCTGATGTGGTACTACCTTTGAGAGTACCTCTCACATGTTCTGGTAAATATTTTGTAGCATTGAATGCATCTCTAAAACCCAATACCTTTGCCACATCACTTGCTACTGCCCAATACTCATCGTCTTTTTCAATAAACCGAATTTCTTTATCATTGAAAATTTGTTTAATCATTGGTTATGCCTCCTGTTCTTCAAAGTAAAATAAATCTTTAATTTCAACATCTAAAGCATTAGCAATATTCTTTGCTAGTTTCGGACTAGGAATCTTCTTACCATTTGCAATAGAACTTAAATAAGATATTCCAATCCCTAATTCTTTAGATAAATCTGATAAATTATATCCCTTTAAAAACATCGCCTTTTTAAATGATGAATTATCAATCAATATAGACATCTTAAATCCTCCCTTTGCATATATTTAATATTTGCGTATTTGCGTAAATATTATTTACACAATAATTATAAACACTTTTCTTATTATATTGCAATAGGTTTTTAAAAATCTGCAAAAAAATATTGTTTTGCAGATACGCAAAATGCTATTATTGAATTGAGGTGAAAACATGAAAAGAAAAGTTGGAGATTACTATAAAGAATTAAGAAAAGAGCTAAAAATGACACTTGAGGAATTTTCTCATACCATTGGTTTATCAAAGAGTTATTTAAATCAAATAGAAAAGAATGAAAGGATACCTTCAAAAAATAAATTATTTCAAAATCTTTGTTATTTAAATGAATTTCAAAAACTAGATCCCCCATTACCTGCAAATGAAATACTTGAAATTTTTGCAAATCAGAAAAAACTTGATTATTCACTTTTGAAAAAAGAATATGGAGAATACGTTGAGGAGTTTCTCGAAAATATTAATAAACATGAAAATTCAATTGGTATAAAATTAGATAGTTTAGATAATAACTGCATTGCTTATCCTGTTAATCATAATGAGAAAATTGAAGAATTAGATAAACCATATTTTGATTTAGAATGGTTATTGTCACAAAATGATTACCATGTATTTTATGGAAATGAATTTTTTACTGACAAAAATAAAATTCATACTGATAGTATCGATGAAATAACTTATAGCAAATTAAATGAAGATGATAAAAAGATGATAAAAACAATAATTGAAAGTATTTTTGAAACAAAATACGATAAAAATAATAAGGTAAATAACTTTAAAATGAATAAGTAG